TGTATCTACACCGCTTACATCTACATAGTCATTTGTACCGTCAAAATCTAAAGACATTGTATTATACCAACCTGATGTTTCTCCTGCAAGTTGTACTATTGATGTTTGATTAAGACCTAACGCTTCGCCACCACCAATTACTACTTCACCTTGATTTTTTACTTTTCCGTAAGTTCCAAAAACTGAAGCGTTATTTATTCCATTACTGACTTCGTGGTTTTCGCCATTTATCAGTAAGTTTCTATTATTACCTTTTGTTTTGTTTTCTTGACCATTAATAAAAGAATTAATTGTATTAGTTTCGGTTATATTATTTTTTCCTTGTTTTCTATTTTCTTCATTTCCAAATCTTTTATTTAATTTTGGGCTATATCTAAAAGCACTACAAGTTCCTGTTGTTTTGTCAAAAGTATAACCGTATGCTTCGCAACTTACTTGATTAGGTGATACATCATTCGTTCCGTCAGTAAAAACAACTTCACCGTTTGATAATACGACTTTAGGTTTTATTGTATGTCCTTTTTTATAATCCATTAAGGTATAAGTATAAATTCAACTTTTGCTAAAGTGTTTGGTTTATATTCTATTTTGTTTACTCTGTATTCTCTATTTTTAACAACTACTGTATCGTAAAATTTAAAGTTTTGAATATCAGCAGGTGTTAGATTGACTTTCATAGTCATTATTCTGGTGTCAGAATTATAGAGTTCGTCATAATAAGGCGAATAATATATATTGTATAAATTATTAATAGTTGCGTCACCAATAGGTTGTATTAATTGACATTCGCCAAAATGAAAATCTCTTGTGTCGGTAGCAACAGGTGGTGAACTCACAATAGTAGGTATATCCGTTAAATGACTAAATTGTAAAAAGTCGGTTTCTGTACTTGCGACTACACCATTTTGAGCAGGTATTTTATATGTATTTGCGACTTGTAATGTTTTTACACCATTATTATATAGTATTCTTGGTTCATTTTCAAAACCTTCTGTAGTTCCGTCATCATTTAAAGAGTAAATTGCAGGAACTATAAAATTCGTTAAATACGGCATTAAAGGTTTACTTACTGTTGCTGCATAAGGTTCAGCTATTATTTCTTCTTCCCCTGTTAATAAAGTTAATGCTGAAGCGTCATATATTTTACTTCCGTATAAATGACCACCTACTGAATTTTTATAATTATTAAAAGCATAGTCGTCTTCGTCTTCTACAAATTTGAATATTGTTTTTTTAGTTAGTTTAGACAAAGGTTTTAAGTTTATTTCTGAAACATCTACTTTGTCTGTCCAATTATGCTTAGTGCTATCTGAATTAGTTATAAAGACATCTGCATAAGGTTCTATAATAATATTATTAGGATTATCTCTATCTGATATACTGATTAAATTAAACATAGTCATAATACCTTTAAGAAACTCCCATTGACTTAATTCACCTCTTAATGTTTGTAATATTATGCTTGTTGTAATAATTGGGCTACTTATACTTACTACGGTGTCAAATGTTTGACCTGTCGTAGCACTTGGTTCACTCGTCCATAATATTGAACCTGCTATGCTTTCTTTAAATTCAGGTGTTAAAGTGTCCCCATCTTCTAAAGTTTCTACTAAACTTCCTGAATAAATTGCGTCTTGTGTGGTACTTGCAGGAATAATACTTGTAAATGATTGTATATTTGAGTAAGTTGTTACACCCCCCTTTACTATTTTCCACCTCGAGTCACCTGTGAAAGTTTGTGGTGAACCTGTAGGGTTCTGAAGTCTTGTAGTGAAAATGAAAGAAATATCATAAGTTTGATTATCATATTGTGCAGTATATACTCCTGCACTATATCCAAAATCTGAATTAAAATTATTATTAGCTTGTGGCATAGTTGTATAAGAGCCACCTGCTAAAGTAGAAACATTAGTCCTTGCATTTTCTGTATTTTGTATATCAAAAGGAGCATTATCACCACCCCAATTAAAGTCTATATACAACTTTTTAAAATCTGCACTATCGAAAAGGGTACTTTGAAAAGTAAAAGGTGTAGATTGAAAAATTCTGTCTATCAAATATTTTACCTGAATACAAGGTCTAAATGCTTCTTCTAAAGAATTTAATTCAGGAAGATTATTTGCGTCCATAAGGAAGGTATGCGTCCAATCAATAAAAGGATATTTTACTGTGTCGTTAGCATCTCTAAATCCTGAAGTCCCTGCATTATTATAACTTACACCTGTTCCGCTGTTATTCCAACTATTTTTTATTTGTGTTGATGTGTAATCGTGTTCTAATTCGGTAAAATCTAAATCATATAAATTACTTTCTTTAAGTGTATCTGCTAAAGTTATTACTTCTGAATACAAATTGACATTGTAGCTTATTTCACTTTCTTTGTCGTTTATGTCTATTAACTGTAAGAACCCCTCAAAGAGTGTATAGCTATCTTCTTTTAAAATTGCCTTAGTCTTTACATAAGGGTTGAAACTAAAAGCGTCTGTTGTTCTTGTTACTTCAAATATATGACTAAATATTTTGTTGTTTCGTTTTGTGTTTGGTAAGTGAAAGTCTTTTGAATAAGACTGTGTCTTTTCTGCTACATTCTTAAAGTCGTCTATACTTAAACTTAAAGGTATTGCTTCGTCTTCGTATAAGTCGCAGATAACTTGACCGTCTGAAAGGTCTGTGTAAATTCCTGACGGTACAGCTTGTGTTTCTTTTATTGATATACTGTCTATGATTAAACTCGCACCGTTATCGTTTTGATAGTCCAAAACTAATACTTCATTATCACCACTTCCTAAAGCAGTAAAAGTATGTGTTATTTTTCCTGCTACTACACTTCCTGTAACAAAGGCGGTAGAACTATTAGCTAAGTTAGCGTAACCTGTACCCCCAACCGTCCAAAAACTATTCCATACGTTGCCCAAAAATAACATTCCTGAAGCAAAAGAAGAAATGGTAATTGTTAATTCATAAGATACTCCTGCTGTTAGATTTCCTATTAGTTGGAATATTCCTGTACTTGATGTATCTACACTTGACGAAGTTAAAGTTAAACCTGCTGAACCTGTTGAAGGGGCGGTTGTACTTGAATAACCACCACCTGTAGAGTGCCACCCCCTCCAAGCACTTATAGGAATAGTAGTCGCTAATACTGCGTGTGATGGTTGGCTATGTGTCGTTCCTGAAACTAAATCAAGCCCATTCGCAAAATATCCGTCTGCTACATATTCGTTAAATACATTTTGAGTAGTGAAGGAATAACCGTTGTGGTGTTGTGGGTATAGTATAAGTTGTACTGACATTAAGCTTTTTGTATTCGTTTATTGTGCGACATTTCTATATCTATTGTGTATTGTTTTAATTTGTCGTTTGCAGTTGTCTTTTTTGTATAACTTGAAGTCGTAACTACACAAGGTTGAACATATTTGTTTACTAAATTTTTTATTGTACCTAATGAACTATCTGTGCTTCGTTCTTGCAAAACAAAGACATCAGGACTTGTAAATAGTTCTTCTAACCAAGACGCTGCTTCTTCTGTTATGAAGTCGGTTTGTAAAGTAACTACTTCTTTAGAGTTTGTAGAAAATGTTTTAGTTCCACCTTTATATCCGTGCTTCTTATATGTCTTTTCGTTCCAACTTCCTTTTATTTGTTGGTAGGTTTCTCTTTTAGAATTTACTTTGCGTACATTCTTTTTCGTGAAGTTAAAGTAATCCCAAACCCCTAAACGATTTAGCCAAGTTAGACGAAACTTCTCAAATCCTTTACAGACCTCTTGATTGTAGAACTTGTAAGTGTCTGAAATAACTGTAGTTGTGTCATCATAAGCAACTACTGTATAGTAATCCCAATTCGCAGGTAGTGAATTACCTGCACCGATAATGTTAGCCGTTCCTATTCCTGTATATTGTATTCGTGCTTTTGGTGTGGTTGTTTGCCAAGTTAGAGAACCATTACTTGTAGCGTTAGTGTGTGATATAGAGCTACCTGTTGTACTTCCGTTATAGTAGAATTGAATTTCTATCTTTTTTACTAATCTTCTTGCTGCACCTGATGTACCTACTATATCACCTAATAAAGTTCCTGCATTATTACTTCCTGCTGCTGAGTCACTTTGATTAAAGTAAGCAATAGTACAATAATCAGCAAGACCTATATATTGTGTAGTTGGTGCGTTAGTTAAAAACTTGCCGTCAGTAGAGTTAAGGACATAATTATTAAAGTGATAGTTATATCCGAAAAACCCTGAGGAACTTTCAATAGCAAGTGTGTCGTCTTCTTGTCTTACTGCATTGTGAATATAGAAGAAAGGTGAAAGTAACGGAGAAGTAGTTGTTAAAGTTCCTGTCTGTGTAGTTGCGTATTCTACTTTGAATTTAACTGCGAAAATTTTACATACATTTCTATTCGTAGAATGTTTATCTATCTGATGTATAGAGTGTGGTTGGGTGTCTGAAAAACTTGTTGTATTGTATTGTGAATAATATTGCGTACCACCTGCGTTTATCGTTTCGCCACCCAAGTAGTCAGGGCTTACATACGCTTCTAATATCCTTGAGAAGTCAAATATTCCTGAACCTGCGTTGTTCGGTGTTACCTTTAAAGTTGCTATTTTAGTTTGTGTAAAAGGGCTTGCACCTGTTGCCCCTAAGTACACTTCCGCTATAAATTTTACCTTAAAATTTGTTGATACTATTGCTGTGTCTTCTACTACAAAGATTATTTCTTCGTCAGTAGCTAACATTCTATAAAGTGGTATTTGTTGTATTGTCATTTTAGTTCTATTGTTTCAAAATGTGTTATTACATCTGTTTTAAAAGCTTTTAATAGTTCAGTATCAAAGTTCGCTAACTCTATGCTCATAGGTTTTGAAAAGAAAGAAGTAGCTGCAAGACCTTTTGATTTTATACTTCTTGCTATTAAAAATTGTAAAGACTTTCTACTCATAAATTGCCCTGTTTCAGTTCTTGGTGCTATTCCTTTTCTTACTATCCATTTATCTAAGGCACTTGCAGGTGGTTGTTTGTTAGAGTATTTAAAAGGGCTTCTTTGTCTTTTACCGAATATGTTTTGAAAAGTCCTTGTTACTTTAGTTCCTGAAACTCCTTTATCTATAAAACTTGCGTGTTTACTTCCTTTAAAGATTAAGTTATAACCTTTGCTTGTGGCTTCAAGTCTATACTTCAAGCTATTTAGAAGCTTCCCTGAAACGACCTTATTCTTCTTCTTTAAGATATTCTTTGCCTGTCTTAATACTGACTTTGCAAAATGTCTTAAATAATTTTCTGTACTATTCTTTTTAAGTTTAGACACTCGCTACAAATACTTCTACACTAACATCTGAACCTGCCGTTGGTCTTGCTTGTATGCTTGCTATATCTGCCATAGTTCCGAATGAAGGTGAAGTATCTGCTTCTGCTAACATACCGTCATCTGTTCTGCAAATAATGTGAGAATGTCCTGCTACTATATGTACTTGGTATAAAGTTGCTGCACCTACTACTGCTAACTCCATATCGTATTCACTTGATAAATTAGTTATCCTTACATACTTTGCGTTTTGTGTGTCAATAGCCCCTACACTATCGTAAACATTCGTAGCAAATGTAGCTATAGTAGTTGTTTGTAAAGCAGGGCAAGTTACTACCCTTTCAAAAGTATCTATAATGTCTGATACTGTTAATGTGTTTGTTGTTCCCCTGACGCTTCCGTTTAGAGTTACTGCCTCTGAAATTGTTACTGATAAATCTGCCATTTTATTTTATTTTATATATTATTTTTGGTGGTATTAATGTTATTGTAAATCTGCCTATTTTTATTTTACACATATATCTCCTGAAGTTGGTATGTTACAAGTATCGTAAGGAAATTCTATAACGATAGGTAGGTTCATTACCCACCCTGATAAAGCATTGTCGAACCTTTCTGTAAACGGCTCTATTGTAAAGTCGTCTGAAGTCCAATATCTCGCTTCTTCACCGTTTGCTGTATTATAGTGATAGAGTGTTTCACCGTTTCTGAATATTGATACTATGTCTAACATAATAGAAAGAGTATCTGACAATACTTCCTGTTCGTTTTCGCTTTCGTCAGGTTCTACTAAGTCAGCTACGACTAATTGAAAGTTGTGCTGTAATTGTCCTTTACTTGCATTTACATTTACTATGTTAATATGCAATAATGGAAATAAAGTATTTTTGTTTAAATCTACTTCCCAAATGTCGCCTGTCGTTACTGCTTGTATTTGTTGGTGTCCTTCACCTACACATTTTATAGTATCTATTACATTGTTGTAAGTCTTAAATCTAATTGCGTCTATGCTCATTTCTTTTTACTTTTTGTGTTTCGTTTAAGTCAAGTTCATAACATAACCAAGTTAAAGCTTCTAACAAAGGTCGTTTAGTAATGAAGTCTAATTTAGAAAAGTCCCCACCTGTCAATCGGTAGAGTATTCCGAACCAACCCCACTTTTCGGTAAATTTATTTCCGCCTGTATCTTCGTCATCACCTGCATTAAAAAGGACGGCAAAATCATTAATAGTTCTTTTCCTAAATTCCAAAAAAAAACTAACGCTTCTTGTACTTGACTTGCGTTCATTTTCTTTTTAAACTTCTCTGCCCTTTGTCGTCCGTCTTTGTACGCCTGAATAGAATACAGCTTACCTTCACGACTTGTAACAGGTCTAAATAATACTGCCATTATTTTGTGCATATTCTTTTCAAGACCTTCTTTTATATAGTGTTCTAAGTCTGCGTACTCACCTAATGTTATTTCGTCTAAGTCAGGCATAAATCCGTATTCTACTTCGTCTATTTCAAAGACCTTTTTGTGTTTACCCAAGACCTGAAGTCTTGATAGTCTTTCAAAAATCGTAGCCACATCTGACAAAGCCATTTCTTTAATCAACTTCTTAGGTATGTCCGATAAAGCATTGATAGTTTCTACTGCTTCTTCTGACTTGTACTTCTTCCCTATTGCAAGTCTTTGCCACTTCTCTAAAGTAACATCAGCCCAACTATCTACAATGTTATAAGACTTTGTTTCTTTACCCTTCTTAATCTTTACTTTCATAATGTACTATATAATAGAAAATTTGTTTATTTAGTTTAAAATAGAAAAATTAATGTATATTTGCCCTGTCGTAATACTTGTTTTGAGGATTAGTCGTGTCGCTTGGCACGGCTTTTTCTTTTAGTCTTTACTGAACAAAGTATCTACCGTAGTTCTTTTGTACTTCGTGATACATACGCATAGCAAGACTATCTGCAAAATCAGGCGACCTACCTATTAAAGACTTTATTACATCTTTACTTACTATTGATAGCTTGGTGTCTTTATCGTGGTCTTTACTTCTGACATTTTCAAGTTCTTCAATTATGTATTGTTTAATCATTATGTCGTTAGTGGTTACTCCTATTTCGTTTTTGTTTATCTTTTCTGCTAACTTATAATAACATTGTGTCTTTAAGTTTTTAAAGTTTTCACTATTCAAAGCCCTGCTGTTATTTACAAACCCTCTGCAACTTGGTAGCATATCTACAACACCACCACCTACACCATCTTCGTCTATTGTTATGTTAGTCCTTTTAACTTCGTGCTTAAACTGTAGGTCTTCTATTGCCTTAGCCACTTCCGTAACGCTTGACTTTGCAAAGGTCTTTATCTCTATAACCTGTAAGCCATTCCAAACCATTATCACCGTTCTGTCCTGTCCGAACCTTGAGACATCACAAGTAATATGCTTATCACCTAACTGTGCTTCGTTAGTGAATAAATCTATTATCTTATCGTATAGAATAAGACTGTCGTCATTATCGTCATACTCCCAATTTCCAAATAGTAGTCTTTCTTTACTTAGTCTATCTAACTTGCCTAATTGTTCTTTGTAGTGTTTAGAAATGTTTTCGTTGTCATCTACTAACGCTTTTACAAACTTCCTATGACTTGGTAGTTCTTTAGTTTTAGCAGGTCTATAAAAATCTGAATAAGTCCAATTCTTTGAAGGGTTGCAGGTTAGAATTAGTTTTGGAGTAAGGTCAAATTTATCTAACTTGTATCTTATTCTACTGCTGACTATTTGCTTTGCCTTTTCAGTAATTTGATTACACTCGTCAATAGCCGCAAGAGTGAGTTCCAAAGAACCCAAACTATCAAAATTCCTGTCAGAAGGATATTGAAACAAGTCTTTAAGATAGATTTCAGAACCATTGAAAAAAGAAACGATATTTGTTTGAGCATTGTAAGCATAGTGTTCAGGTGTTTTTAAATTCCATTGTTGGCAAACTTCAAAGAAAGTATTTAGCGTTGTTTTTTTAAGTGTGTCTAATTTTGCCCTACCAAGTAAACATCTTATACCTTTATACTTTAAGCATTGTGATATTAAAACTGCACAAATCCACCAAGACTTACCACCCCCTGCACCACCACCGAAAAGTATTTCAGTAGTTTCTTTGTCTTTAAGATAGGCGAAAGCAATTTCTTGTTTATTCGTTAGTTTCGGTCTTACTCGCATCTATATTAAATTCGATAATAATAGGTTCGTTGTCTGAAGTAATATCTAATGTGTCGTTATAACCTCTTTTGCGTCCTCTTGTCTTTAAGTAAAAGATAGTTGCAGGAGTAGAACCTTTTTCTATTTGTTCTTTAAGATGTGTTTCAGCAAAGTCAATATACTTACCTTCTATACTATCTACTGACTTCCGATAGTCTTCGTCTTCTTTGTACCATACATAATGCTGTCTTCTACTGAGTTCTGCTTTTTCGCAAGCTTCGGTAACAATACCTAAAGACTTTTCAAGTGCTGCTATCAGTTTCTTTTTTGCTTCTTGTGTGCGTTTTTGTGCTTCCATAGTATATAATAGAAATTAGTTAAATTCATTTGGTGCTTGTAAGTGTACTCCTAAGTCTGTTGAAGCCCAAGCCCTTATTTCTTCACAGAACTGATTAAATTCTTGTTTGTCTAATTCTTTTGTCGTGCTTAGAATAAACAAGTCCTTCAAACAGGAGTGCATTTCAAACTTATGATAACCTGTGTAGTCTGACAGGGGCTTGACTATACACTTCCAATAGTATTTATTTTGTCTTTCGCTTCTTATCACCTTATCCGTCTTTTAGGTGGTTTGTCATTAGGGTTATTTTTATCGTAGCCGTCTTTCTTTAATCGTCTTTCTTTTTGGTTTGCTTTATGTTGTATTATTCTATCTGTTTGTGTGTATTCGTTTCTTATTATTGTAGGAAATCCGTTAAATTCTTCTTCTATGTCTTTCATATACTCACCACAACAAAACGCTTGTTTACATATTACCCTATCGTCAAATATTCCTATTGTTCCTTTAGTTATCTCTTTTTCTTCTTTACACTTTTTGCACTTGTATTTCATTGTCTATTTTTTTAAGTAATTGTTCGGCTGTATATATTCTGTCCGACTGTGAGTAGTTTTCGTATATGCAGGTAAAGTTATTGTCTTCCCAAGTCCATAAAGCTTTTACTTTGTTTTTAATGTGGTTTCGCAAAACCCACTTGATTGTTTTATAGTTCATTTGTTCTTGGTATATATTGCTGTTATTCCTTTCCAAACTGATTGTAAGCAGCTTGAACAGTTAGTAGTTATTTTGTAGGTCGTTCCGTATATTGTATTATACAACTCAATTAATCGTGCCTTCGTTTCGTGGTCTTTCGCTTGGGCGTTTTTAATATCAGGCATAACCTCTAAGACTTCTTTTACTAAGTGTGCAGGAATTTCTTTTGGCTGTTCTACTTCTTCTGTCTTTTGCCAAAGTCCGATAGGACATTCTGTAAAACTTAAAGTGGTTTTTATTCTCATAAAGCAACCGCATTTTTTACAATTTCCTGTCGGCTTAAAATAGTATTCACAACTCTTACATATATCAAGACGTTCTTTTCGTATTTCATTCTTCACAAAATATTTCGTCATCAAGTATTTCTTTTAGTTTTGTTCGCACTTTCTTTAATGTAGTGAACAAAGAGTTTCTGCTTATTCCTGTCTTTTTCGCAAGACTGTCAAGCGTGTGTCCTTCGTTATAATAAACTTCAAAGACTTTCTTATCGTACCAATACATAGTCTTTAAGGCGTTTTCTATCTTATCCATAAGTTCGTGCTTATGATAATCGTCTTTAACGGCAGGTATCTGACTTATATCTCTGCAGTTTGGACTGTTATAGTTCGTGTAGCTTCCGTCTATCTTTGTATAGTATTTCCTGTATTTATAGTAATAGTTACTTCGTGGACTTGTAACGGCTCTGTGAATAGCTACTGCACCGTACTTAACAAGCCCTTCAAGTCCGTCTTTGTCGTAGATGTCTGTTAAAGTCTGTTTGTTCATTTGCATAAAGTATAACATCTGTTCTTGCACCACTTCGTCTATTACATTTTTATCTTCTGTGTATCTTGAAGCAACCGCTATAAATCTATCTCTGTTGTCTGCAATTAGTTTATATATCTTATCAATCTTTTTCAAGTCTTAGTTTTTCTAAATCAGATATTATGTTATGACTTAATTCAGTTAGTAAAGTTTTATAAGCCCTGCAAGTTGAACTATTATTCTTTGTTTCAACTCCTGCAATAAAGCCACTATAACAACTTGTTACATTTGTTGGAATTATAGACATAAAGTCAGAATAAGCACCTAATTTTTTAGCAGAATACTCATTATGGTACTTTACTATTATATCAACTACGTCAAGGAAATTATTATACTTGGTTTCGGTTGAAAGTTCTCGCATACTTTCGCAAACTGTTAGTAGGTAGGTGTCTAAAATAACTTCGTGCTGTCTGTTTATTCCTATCGGCTTTACCATTTTGCAAATTTAAGAATAATTTTATTCTATTCCTTTTTCGTCTTTCAACTTTTTAACAAGGTCTTTGTAATAAGTTATTTTTTCTTCATAGTCTGTACGACTAATCTTTGTAATTTGTTTCGCAAGATACTCTAATTCTTTTGCAGTTCCTTCTCCGTACCTACCCTCTAAATAAATAGAGAATTTATATTGTTCACCATAATTAAAGACATTACACTTTACACAACCGACCTGACAATTTTGTTCGTCCCATCTTGTTGCGTGGTGTCGTCTGCTTTGAAAATGAGAATTTTGCATTTCTTTATAGTGTCCGGTCTTACCACAAGTTACACATTGACAAAGCCCTTCTTTTGTAGCCCATCTTAACCTAATAAATAAGCTGAACCATTTGTCTAACTCTTTTTTTAGTTTACTTATTGATTTCATAAATTGCTTGACTAATATCAATATATCCTACAAGTTTTTTTATATTTTCTTTCTTATTAAATTCTGTTTGGTTCGGCAGGTCTTTCCATTCCCAATTAAAATTATAGTCAAACATATACAATTTACTTATATTAAAAATATAAATCTTATCCATTTCAACTACATAAAGAAAGTTTTTATTAAATGTTTGTGCGTAAATAAGATTGAAACTATACTTATCAAACTCTATTAAGATTTTATCATAGAACTTTTCCCTGCATTTAATTTCGTATATATTCTTATTGTCTATTGCATCAAAGCGTGAATATTTATAGCTTACTGCTTGTATAGATTTTTTGACTTTCGCAAGTCTTTGAATTACTTTAAGTTCTTTAGTTTTCAAAATCGTCATCAACAGGTTCAGTACAAAAGTACGCTTCAAGGAGTAAGATTATTATGACTATTAAATAGATTAATAAAAGTATTTTCACTTCAATAAGTTTTTAGGATAGTATTCTACTTCTTTAGGGTTTTGATGTAAGGTTTCAACTTGGTATCTTGCTTCATTTATTCTTTCCTTATGTTTAAAACACCAACGAAAAAATGTCCTGATATTTAAAAAGGGTTCTTTTTGGTCATACCTTACACCTAAACGAAAAGCTGTTTGTACTTGTTCTAAGGATAAGGACTTTAATATTTTGTCTGTTTGCAAATCCTGAAAGAATAGTTTAGAAAGTGTAACCATTGTTTCTGCATCAGTTCTTAATCCTAATTCAATAGAAGTTTTTGCTATAAGTTCACATATATTATCTACATTCATTTTAATAATTTTTTTGCTTTTAAGTATTCATTTAATTGACTTTCTATTTTAGAAGTTCCTTTAGTTCCTTTATTAAATTTCTTTGAATTTTTCGCCCACCTTTTCAGCCGCAAAGATACAGAAAAAGTTTTTTGCATTTCAAACCGCAACCTACCACTTTTTGAAGGTTCTGTCCAATAGTCAATAAATTCTTCTTTTAACTCTTTTGTGTAATATGCTTTGAAACTATTAACTTCAGAAATAAATTTTTCCTTATTATATATTATTAAACTTGTAGTATTAATACTTGTATTGTTATTCTTTAAACTTTTCTTTAAGGGGGTACTTAACTTTTCTTTAATACCCCCCCCAATAATTCTTATATACCTCTTATCAATTTCTTTAGTACCCTCTTTATAGGTATAAGATGTTTCAATAAAGCCATTTTCTGAAAGTTCTCTTACCCACTTTGATATAGTAACCTTACTCTTATTATAAAGCTTTGCAAAATATCTATTACTTGCAAAACATTCTCCGTTCATATCACAAAAAGCAGTTATTTCTGCATACAGAAGTTTAGCGTTTGGTGTAATGTCTGCGTATCTCACCTCTGCCGAAAGAACTGCGTAGTAATTTGGTTTCTTCACAATAAATTTATTTCTATTGAATGATTATAATTCGCTAAAGCAAACTTAAGATTTTTTAAGACATAAGAAAACTTTATATAAGAAGTTCTTATTTTACAACCTACCACGCCTGAAGTTATAAGGATTTCAACTTGGTAAGGTTCGCTTTCTTCTACAAACTCTAACAAGTGTCTTTTCATTCCTTTGCTATCAAGAAAAGCAGGTTTCACATCTTCAATAGTTTCATACGCCTTATATACAAGATTAAACATCTTACGATATTCAGCCCAATTACAATAGTTTCCTTTATGTGTAGTTTCATAGTGATATATAAGACTTCTGTCACGGTTTAACACATCAGCAATAGCTCTTTGGTGTATTCCTGAAAGTCGTGCAATATTTGCTGCTACAAGTCTTGGTAGTTGTATTTCCTGCTTCCTTGTCTTAAATCTTAACGAACCCTTCCGTAGCCCTACTAACGAAGTAGTAAGGTTACAGATGTGTTCAAACTTTTCTTTGTCAGTTATATTAGAACGGTAAGTCATTACTTTCTTTTATTCCTTCGTTAGTTTCATTAATTACTTCCATTTTTTTCCCCATTACCCACTCTGCAAATAGTTCTGCATTTTCGCAAACTTCTTCAGGACTGCAATTACTACCTTTACAATAATCAACTGCTGCTTTTAAAGAACTTTGTCGTACAATAAGGTTTTGCACATTGTCATCTTTTTTATAATTAAAAGAACCGTTACTACTTGGCTTTGCCCATACAGGTTTTACTTTAGGAAATTTACCGTCTATGTATTCGTATTCAGCTTCTTGACCTTCTACGAATTTTGTTTGGTCTTGCGACTTGCTGCTGTATTCTCCTGTGTCGCCGTTTTCAAAAGATACTTCAAACTTATACATAAGTCCAAACTTACCTTCCCAAGTTCCGTTAGATGTTACTTGTGTTACTTTACTTTTTTTCATAATTCAATTTTTAATTGTTGCCTACTCTATAAGGTTTTCGGCTTCCCCTTTTATATGTAAATCTTATCTTTTAGCCATTCAGGTAGTTTACAAATATACTCAACTTGGTCGTTCTTTCCTGACTGAACAATAGTTTTTTCAGAAACAACTTCTAATCGACTTTTAGGCAACCACTCGGTTGAGTGTTTACCATCAAATTTAAGGCAGATTGCATTAGGTGTAGTTTGTTCAACTCTTGCTGACGGCATACCGTCTATTTTAACTATGTCTTTAAACTCCATTGTTTCTAATTTTAGACCAACTTCTGCTGTTCCTTTGCTTTTGAGTTCTTACAATATAAGACATTGTATCTCTAACTTCTTTTGCAGCTTGGTAGTGTCCGTCTGCATTTTCAGCCCACCAATCTGCACTATTGTTTAAGTTCTGTTCTGAATACTCATAGTGCTTTACTGAAAGGTTTTCGTGAAAAGTCGCTAATCTGTTTAAGTCATTCATAACTAAATCAGCGTCAAAGGTTTCAACACCTGCATAACTTTCTTTTAAGTCAATTTTAGCAGAAGTTGCTTTTGATTGTTCGCCTAATTTTACTACTTCGGCTTGTAGGTTTTCAAATGTTTTCATAATTGTTTTTTTTAAACTGTGGCAAAATTGCCGTTAAAACTTGGTACAAAAATACACCTTATTTTTATTTCTAACAACTAATTCAACAAAGTTATTAACAATTTAGATGTTAATAATATAGTGTCATATAAGCGTTTGTAAGTGCTTTGAAGGGTATACTACCTAAAGTGAGAGAAAGTGCCTTAAATCGTCAAGGGGGGGGTGCTAAAAACGAAGGTTTGATATTACAAAGGCATTAAAAGGTTGATAGGTACTTTACCATTTAAAACTACTCCACAAGCTATTGCAGGTTTCTTACCTCTTTTGCAATAAGCCATAGCGTAACTATCGTGGTCAATTCCACAACCTACTTGCATACCAAAGATACGGAAGTTCTGTCCGACATAGTGTTCTATATAACATTGTGTGTGTAAGTGTCCTTGTACGGTGTTCATCATATCAGCACGACATTTAGTTCTTGCTGTTCCTGCTTCACCGTGAATGTATTGCACTCCGTCTATTTCTAATCTATCTACAAACTCCCAATTAGGTACTTCTAATACTTCTTTATATGACTTTATCCATTTAGAAGGTATTAAAGAAGTTTGGGCTTTACGCATAATCATTCTGTCGTGGTTGCCTAAAATTACAGTAGCTTCAGGAAATGCTTTATACCATCTTGCTATTCTTTTAATAGCATATTCAAGTTCTTGCTTACCTGTATATTCTGCTTCAATATCAATTTCGTGAAATGAAGTAAAATGATTATCCACGACATCACCAATTAAGACCACATCAGTACAACCCCAATAGATATACTGCTGTTTGCACCAATCAAGATATTCGTCAAGACAAAAAGGTTCGTGAAGGTCGCCAATAACCAAGACGTTTCGTTTAGCCATTCGCAAACCTTCAAGTACCTTTATTTCGTGGGGTTTAAGTCTGTATCTGTTATTTCGCACCTTTACCTAAATCAGCAATACCTTGTCCTAATATAAGGGCAATTACGCTCATTAAGATATTTTGTGTTTGTGTAGCGTCAAGTCCGAAATTGTCGCTTAATAAAGTAGTCAAGCAACCAACTACTGCATACCAAAACTTTTTTGACTTTAACATTTGTCCGATAATGAAATTCTTAAACATAATATATAATTTATTGGTTAATAATCTTTGATTGTTAGTTCTATATTTTCACCGCCTAAAATAAGTATTTCTTTTATTAGTAAGTCCATAGCTAATTTAGAGTTATTAACTCTATCTTGTTCACGACTTAACCCTACCAAGATACACCCTCTTGTGTCTTTTGCTGTATTGCCTATATGAAAAAGGATATAAGACCTGTCCTTTACTTCTTGTACTAATAGATGTAAGTAATCTCTTGTGGCTGATTCTCTTGCAAGCCGAAGTCTGACTTTATATTGTCCTGAAGGTATTGACGATATGTTTCTTTGATTGTCTAAATAAGGGTTTTCTAATGTATCTGCCATTCTTTCACCATTTAAGTAAAGCGTTCCTATCGTGCTTTCTTCAGTAAATACTTCTCGAATAAGTAATAGGTTAATCATAGGTTCAACCCTGACCTCTACTTTTTTTCTTAAAAGCGTTTTGAGAATGACTAGCATTTTTAGAATGAATGCCTTTACGCTTTTTAGTTTTAGCTTTCCTATACACATAGTGTTTTACTTTAGCCATTACTTATCCTTTGTGTATTTCCAAACCGTATAGCAGATAGCTAAACTTAAAGAAATAAGCGTTAGTAATTCATTTACATTTGCAAGTGATATTCCTATTGCACTTACATTTGCTGTTACTATTTGTACTGTGTCTTTCATCATTCTTTATTTTTTTATCTACTTTTAAGTAGTTTCTTAATGCGACTTCGTTTTTTGGTTTTACTTTATAGTATTTTTTCAATGTAAGTCAGGTGTTAGGAAGTCGTCTAATGTTATACCTCGTCTGTCTTCTTGATTTATCTCTAAGTTTATTCCGCTATAAAATGCGTCTTTATCAGGGCTTGTATCTGCACCTGTGTTTGTAGAATATTCAGGAAAACTTGAAGTGTTATTTACTATATAATCTATTAGGCGTTGGGTATAGAACTCTGCTGTGTTACGGATTTCTTCTCTAAGGTGTTGTGCTTCTTCTTGACTTAAAGCCGTACCTGTTTCACTTGTCTTTGAATAAACATTTCCGTTTGATACTTTGAACCTTAAAAACGGCAGACATTCGTAAAAAGCCCAATGTACAAGTGCGTCCTGAATGTAGTCATCTACAAGTGTTTGATAAGCACCTGTCAAACTTCCTGCTGTAATTTTAGTTTGTAGTGCTTCAAACAAATCCGTCCCTAATTTACTCTCAATTATTTTCTTCTGTGCGACCTTAATGTAAGGAAGCAAGAATGACATATCAACTGAGCCACCGATAGCAGTACTGTCCTTTAATTTATTCTCTGATATAAATAATACGTATGCCATAACTCTATTTTATAAATCCTTTATTAGCCATTCTCTTAGGTGGTTTTGAAACTCTTGCGTCATTTGCTTTAGGATAAAATCCTTTGTTTCTTGCTTTTGTTATACCTACTATTGAAGTAGCGTCTTTTAGTTTTTTACCTCTTGCTTCACCTAACTTAAAGAAATAGATTTTCCTTAACCAATAGTGATGGCAGTTACCACCACCTTTGAAGTAGAAGATATTGTAATTGTCTGCACCACCTTTACCCCAACCTTTATTTACACCCATATTCTCCATTCTTAATATATCTTCTTTACGGTATATCTTTTTAGCTGACATCATTTTCTTGCAAAATTCTCTTGTCTTACCTGACTTTCTTGTTAAAAATCCGTCTTCTACATATTCGTATCTTACTCTATATAAATTGTATTCTCTATCAAAACCTTCTTCACCTATTTCAGACGAAGGTGCGTCAGGATAAGCCCTACCTACTGAAGCAAATCTTACTTTATGCTTTTCGTTTAGTTCTTTTTCAAAGTCAAAATCTTCTTCTTCAAACTCTACTATTTCTTCGTCTATTAAGTCATAACCTTCAGGTTCGTCTTCTCCGTATTCGTCAATAAAGTTATCAAGTTCTGTTTTCTCTTGACTAAATTCTTCGTTAGCAGTATCTTCGTCTGTTAAAGGTTCAAGCCCTAATTCACCTCTTAATTCGTCTTGTGTCATTACTTCTTTAAGAGTTTCGTCATCAAACTTAGTAGAAATAGGTGTAAACTGATTGATAGATACAGGTAGGTTCATTTGATTTACTTCAAAGATTTTAGATAAAGTCTTTAAGATATTTGCTTGAAATGGCTTGACTACTGTATTAAGATACAATTCGTAAGAAGTGGATATTTCTTCAGCGTTATTGCCAAACCCTGAACCATCACCTTTAATTCCAAAAAGCATTGGGCTAACCACTCGGTGTCCTGTTAAGATGTTTTGAACTAAGAGTTCTTGTAAGGCAAGATACTGCTTATCTGCGTTAGAAACACTTATAGGTGTTATTGAAGGTTCACGGTCTTTACTGTCTGAAAAAGTAAGTACGAATTTTCCTGCATTTGTAGCACCTGAAAACTTATCGGCTATTTGTTTTTCTACTTGTACTCTTTCTTCTCTTGTCGGTACTCCGTTGTTAAAATTTATAAAATAAGAACCTGCAAAGCCGTTCTTTATATTAGACAAGTGGAACTCGCTTACGTATTGGTCGGTCAAACACCAATTAGTACAACCGCTATAATCAGGCGTTCCATAGACCTGCATAGAAGGACTATAAAGACTTGAATAAAGTATTTGACTTGGTGAAGTTCTGTCTTTCATATTAAAGGCAGGTATAGCTGTAGGTCGGTTATTTTTTTGTCTTGGGTTAGACCAATCAGCAGAAACATAATAAGTATCTACTACGCCCATTTCGTTAGGTATTCCTGCCCTAATTTTCTCGCACCCAATGTGGTAGATTTCTGATATTTCGGTTCTGTCTTTAGACCAAATAATATTAAGGGCGTAAGCCCCCTGAAGTTTAAGGTCAAAACTAATCTTAGTTATAACTTCCTGTAAGGTTTCTTTTGAGTTCGCTTGAGCCATAAACTTTTTAAGTCGTACTAAAGCTTCAAGATTTGTTTCGTCTTCTATTTGTAAGCCGCTTCCTGCAATCATTGACGCTGTCTGATTAACGATTGCAGCGTGTGTAGAACTGTTGTAGTAAAGGTCTATTAAGAACTGTGGGTAAAGGTTTCTATAGTCTTCTGTACCGTATTCAATCCAATCTTTTCCGTATGCTTCTTTTATAACAGGTGAAGTTTGTGCGGCTAACTCTACTACGCTTAGTTCTATTTTATTATCCATTATTATTTTATTTTAAGGTGTAGTTGAACTCCAAGCAGTTCCATTAACAAGTGCTCCGTCATTACTATTGTCTGAGCTGTCTGCTACTGTCGTACCTGTATTTTCTTCAAACTTCCAATACCCCACTAAGTCATCTTCGCTACTTAAATCGGTTGGTGTTCCACTATTATATATTGCAGCTACTTCACCTGCTGATAACGCTGAACTCCATACCGAAACATCATTTATATTACCTGACATATACCCACCACTCCAATGTCCGGAGTGCTTGCCAATAGTAAAAATACTTGGAGTTCCTGCAAAACTTGTTTCAATACCGGTTGTTGTTGTTTCAGCAGAACCATCTGCATATGATATTAGTCTATCTGCCGTTTCACTCCAAGTAAGTGCAAGGTGATGCCAATTCCCATCATCCCCACTACCATCAGAAAATGCAGTAGCAGAATTATTTGACCCCGCACACCTACGTTGTGTGTTCATAACATCATATGCGTAGTATGCAACAATAAAATTGTTTGTGTCAACTTTTATTTCAAAAGGATAGCCACCAGTATTGGGGCTTTTAAACCAAAACGAAATACTACCTGTTACACCGCTAACTTCACTTGCTGCGTCAGCTAAATTAACATAATCATTTGTTCCGTCAAGAAGTATTGAATAATCATCAGCAAAACTTGAACCTGCTGCTGTTGCAGTTTTCTTTTTAGCTATACCTAAACTTTGTTTTAGTCCTAACATTATTCTATTTCTTCAGTCCAATCAGTACCGTCTAAAATGGTAAGTATTTCACTATGAGTATATGATGTTTTACCTTCTAAAAAACTTGGTGTATCACCGTCAAATTTTACAAAAGTTTGTGAACCGTCAAGTGAATACCTTAAAGTATTTTCTGATGTTTCGTTTACTTGTGAGAAGTCAATCGTGCTAACTTCTGAAGCGTCTATTATTATGTATTTTCTATTATGGTGTGCCATTATTCTTCTGTTACAAATTCATTAGGAAGGTCGTTTACTACTAAATCTAACTGTTCAGATGTTAAATATTGTTTAGTAAATTCTGATATGTCCATTAAATAAGTATTACTATCACTTTCTGTAATTTGTGACCAAGTCGTTGTCTTGCCAAACGGATAATCTAATCCACTATCTATTGCTGCGTTTGCTGCTTCTAATTTTGTTTTATCTGTACTGTATAAGAACATATTACTATTTTTTATTCTGAACCAAAATAATCCAAACCGTCAGGAAGCACATTTAAGGTTACTATACCGTTCATATAACTATGTATGGCTGTAACTTCAGTTTGGTTTAGTTGTTTATTGAAAATCATAACCTCTTTTATGTCCATTGCATCAAAACTACTACTTTGTCCCCCATATCCACCAAAGCGTGAATAAGGTTTGCTTGAAGGAGAACCAAAATAAGGATTTCCACTATTTATTGCAGGATTGTTGTGTGCAGAATTTGAAGCTAAAAATAAATATTGATTTGATATATAACCCATACCTGTTGCATCTGAAGGACTAGCAGCGTAAGTTTGTCCTATTATATTAAAATTAGCATTTTCAAGTGGAGAAGCTGAACTATCGTGTGGTGGATAAAAGACACTTGTTCCTTGAAATCTTACTGCACCGCCATCTTGACTATTATAAAAAGTCATTTTACCTTGTACTGCACTTGCGTGTCCAAACAAAATACCATTATTTATATCAGATATATCTAGTAAAACTACAACACTCCAAGTTGTATTATAATCTATTTTAGTAGCGTCAAAAGTTAAAATTTGTTTATCTGAACCCCCTGCCCAATTAAGTACCTCATTAGTAGCATCATATGTAGGTTGGTCTGCTTTTGTACTTTGTGTCATATGCCAAGTTTGACTTGCTTCACCGCCTCTATCACTTGCTATGTTATCCCATTGACTAACTGTTGTAGTACCACCGCTTGTATCGGTAGTTATACCTTCGCCACCTCTCCAATAACCTATAAGCCCATCTGTAACAGGTGCATCAACAATACCACCTGAAGCAGTTCGCTTTTTACCTATTGCTAAACTTTGTTTTAGTCCTAACACTATTCAGCAGCTTTTTCGTCAGTTTCAGTATAACATATTGCTACACCTGAAGCTAAATTTATAGCAGTTACTCTGCCATAGATAACCGTTCCTGCAGGAATAGTTGTATTAAGATTTGCAATAGCAGAACCTGTTGCAGTAGTTGCACCTGCAATAGCAATAGAAGTAATAACGCTTTCTGTTACAAAATGTACTGCGTAATAGTCCTTGCCTGTCATAGCAGTAGTTGCTATTACATCACATTTGCCTTTGCCTAACATTTCTCTTAATAGTGTGTTGTTGTTGTCAATTAAACTCATAATTTTTTATTTTAATTCGTCCATATATAATTTGTTCCTGATGGTTCAGGGTGTTGTGTGTATTTTATTTGTTCGCTTCCGTCTGTTTCTGTTACATAAAGTTTTCCTGTTTCTACTTTGCCCTGTACTACTCCGTTATTATCTTCTACTGATAACACCTCTGTTTCTGTAGAAGGCGACCTACCGTCTGCTAAACTTACAGTACCTATCCAACTAACTTCATAGATTTCGTATTTCCAATAACCAAAGGGCTTGAAATTTACCATACCTGTAAATACATTTTCAGTCGTGTTGTGTCCTATTGTTGCTCTTGTATATCTTTGATAAGTTCTTATACTGTCATTATGAACCAAGACTTGTCCGTAAGCATAGACTATTCTTTTATCTAAGTCGTTTGTAAACTTAAACAATAGCCGAATTTTACTTGTAACTACAGAAGTATCTATTCGCTTTTCTTCAGTCGTTACATAAAAAGTACCTGTTGAACCGTAAGTTATATGTAGCATATTCTCTTTCTTACTATATAATAGAAATACTTTGTAATTATTTGTATTCTGTTAGTAATCTGTCTATAAAACAAAAAGGGGTTCTTGCGAACCCCCTAATGTTTATGAAAACAAAGTATAAAACTTTGAGAAGTTTTTTTAACTTGTTACTATTGTACCCATTGTAAACGCTGCATTACCTAAACCTGCACCTGCATCATTAGTAACTTCGTCCATAGGATTATTTTCAGTACCTTCTAATGTCCAATCATAACCGTTCATATCACCAAGAGCAGCACCTGAAGCACCTGTACCTGATGTTAGTTCTAAGCCGTTAGTACCACCTAAGCACATAATAGTATTGTACCCATCATTATTAAGTTCGTTTAATTCGGCAAAAACTATAAGTCGGTTTTGTGCTAACATACGCAACTCGTTTTGATATTCTTTACTAAGTTTGTTAAATTTGAAGTTACAAGAATGAGTGTAAAAAACTGTACCTGCCTCTGAAGAAGCATTTACGGTTTCTGTGATACTTGCTACACCACGCTTACAAGTGTATTTAAACAAAGTATCTGTACCCATTTCAATATCGGTAACTTCACCACCTGAAGCAGTTAAAGTAATTTCTTCAAACTGTCCTAAGTAGATGGCTTTAACACCCCCGATTCCATCCCGACAAGATATGCTATGTCCTTTTATTAAATCACAAGCCATTTTATTTAGTTTTTAAAGTTACTATTACGATTGATAAGTAAAGTCAGCAGCTACACCTACTTGCACCCCTGCCGTCCAACGACTTACTAATCTTATATTTTGACTACCATCAACTCCTGACATATCCAAAACTTTAACTTCGTTAAAATCCATATCAAGTGCTGTTGAAGTTCCAAAGAATAAGTTAGATTTTTGTCCTGCATACATTTTATTGTCAGCAAGACCACTTACAACGGCAATTTTTACGCCCTCAAATTCAGGTGTGTATTCTCCCATATGGTTAAAAGGAAAAGCACTTAAAGCAGAAATTGCTTGAATGTAAAATCTGTACTGCTTTTTGTTCATATAAATATATAAGTCATCTTTTAAATAAACAGAAGTAGGAATATTCGCTACTAAAGTTCCTAAATTTGCAATAATGTTAGCTGCTGTATAAGCACCTGAAGCACTTGAAGCTGTCATACTACCTGAATAAGAAGTAGTAATACCATTAAATTGTCCTGATGTAGCTGTTGTTCCTGCCCAAAAAGCACCTTCAATACCGTCAGCGATAACTCCTGCTGAATAAGCCATAGCGAAAGCAACAAAGTCGTCTTCTTGTGAGTAAGACCAATCTGAAAGTAAAGTTTTACGACAGATGTCTTGGTTAATTTGAAACTGCTCTACTTCTAAAACGCTTTCTGTCATAGTTAAAGTAGAAGATTGCTCATCAAAGCCGCAAGTTGCGTCTTTAACAAGATTTGAATTAGTTAGAGTATTTAATACTTCTTTGTAGTTTACTGCGTCACGAACCGTAGCGTACTCTAAACTATCAGCACCTTTAAGTGCTGCGTGTAAATAAGCCCCCGCTTGTGAACCGCTATACGTTGAACTCGTTATTGTTAATCCCATTTTTTTAAATTTTTATTTATTAATTATTTTTTATATTATACCAATACTTCTCTTGTCGTGTAAGTTTTCTATATTCGTTAGTAGATAATTCTTTTCTTTCAGACTTGAACTTGTTAGTTTTAACAGGTTTGTCAGCAGGTTCTTTAGAAAGTTTTTCAACTTCTGATTTTAATTCTTCTTTTTCTGTTTCAAGATTTCCGTTTGCTTCTTTCAAGTCGTTAAGTTCAGATTTTAATTCTTCAATATCTTTTTCTGTCTTTGCTACTAATTCATCTACTACAGACTTTACTTCGTCAATAAAAGCTACCTTATCAAATTCAACTTCTTTAGTTTCTTTGATTTTTTTAGGTTGTCTTTCTTCTTCTGTTGCTTCTACTTCTTCTTCTACTACTTCTTCTTCGTCTTCACTTTCGTAAAGTTCCTTGACGATACCTTCTTCTTCTACTGAAAAACCCTGACCACCTTCTGTTTCATACTGCCCTACAGGTAAAGGTATTTGTGTACCGTCTTCTGTTAAGATAGAAATAGAAATTCCTGCTGCAAGTTCGTCAGCTTCCGAAACTATAATAGTTCCGTCTGCTAATTTGTCTTGGTATTCAAGATTAACTTCTTTGTCAAGTCCTAACGCTTGTAAGATTTGTTTCTTTAATTCCATAATTTAATATTTTTTTTTCTTTTTTTTCTTTTTAGGCATTCTTACTTATTATATAATAGAAAAGTTATTAGTCTATTTGATTTTTAGATTAGTCTGTAAATCCTGAAGGCAATTTACCTGTTCCCCATTCTTCCCCATCTGCTAAATACTCATTATACATTTCAACAGGAATTTTAGCAATACCTAACGCCTTCCCTGCTTTTTGTAAATCAGCATACGCTTTTTTTAGTTTAGATACATCTTTGCCTAATGATTTGCTTTCTGTAATATATTGTTTCTGTCTTGCTTTAACTAATTTTTCTTTGGCTTTTACTTTGTCATCTAATTTTTTATACTTATCGTTTTCTTCTTTATATCCGTCTTGGTCATCTTTAAGTTCGTCCTTTGCTTTGTCTAATCTACTTTTCGCTAATTCTACTTCTTCTTTAGAACCTTTTATATTTTGCTTATAATCATCAGCGTTTTGTAATTGTTCTTCTGCATCTTCTCTTAAAACCCTTCTGTCAAGCATTTCACCATCTAAAGCATTAAAAATAGTTTCAATGATTGATGCTTTTCTGCCAACTTCTTTCATTTGTTTTTCAACAGTTTTTAAGTCTTGCAATTCAATACTTATGCCTTTTGCTTTTGCAAAGACCTCTTGAAGTTTTAATATTTGTTCTTTCATTTTAATTTAATTTTAATTTAATTTTAGATTTTGAATGATTCTTTTGTAGCTCTAACCCAATCTTTTATAGTTAAATCACGCTGATAACCTTCTTCAATCTTTTTTAACAACATTTTATATTCTGTATTTTGTGCAGGATTAATCCCTAATTCTTTTGCTGCTTTTTCAAATTTAGATATTAATTTCTTGCCATTATCTCTCCATTTATTTATATCAGAACTGTCAAAGTTCAAATCTTTTATCGCTGCTTTTGCTTTTGTTTTTAAGGAATCTAATTGGTCATCTAAAGAACTTGCAGCTTGTATAGATTTATTTGATTCTCCAAAAAAATTATTCAATCTATCAGAAGCAGTTTCCATATCATCTATTAAAGCCAACTCAACCTTAACCTTACCTTCTGCTTGTAGTTCTTTGTATGCAGTTCTTATTTGTTCGTCAGTTATTGCTTTACTCATAGTTTCCATACGGTCTATAAAATACCCTTCTATTGAAAGTCCTTTAAGTTCGCCTGATTTTATTCTTTCCCAAAGTTCGTCATTCTCTATTTTCATCTTAACAAACCAAGTGCCGATAGGCAAATCAAAGCCGTACATTTTAGACTTGTCTTGTTCGCCTTCTTTTATCCAAGATTCAATAGTTAAAACTCCTGAAACTCTATCAGAATGTTCGTAAGTCGCTTTGTGGTGGTTATTGTGTTTTAAGTATAACGCTGCTGCTTGTGCTACCGTTTCTTTTGAGAAGTAAACATAGTAGTCGGTGTCTGTCTGTGGGTCGTATCTGAAAATCTGTTTGTTAGGTATAAGAGCAGGACTGATTAACATTCTTTTTTCTTCATCAACCTTTGCGAAAGTTAGATTGTTCTTTTCTTTTCCAAAAAATACAAAATCTTCTTCAATAGCAGGACTTGATACTAAACTGATAGCGTCTATCGTTAGTTCTTGGCTATCGTCTGAAATAACTAATTCTACAATCCTTGTTTTCTTTTTCATATTATAATTTTATCCGAAAGACCTTACTTTGCTTTCCCATTTGTCAATCTCTTTGTCTAAATCATTTAAGTTCTTTCTTAATGTTTTTACTTCGGCAGGTGCGTCTATACCTAACGCTTTAATATCTGCTTCAAGTTCGTTTAACATACCTTCTGCTTCTGTGTATGCATCAGTCATATCAAATTTTACTATATCTCTTGCTTTTGTAATTAAAACAGTTGCGTCGTCTAACGCTTCTTCTACAAAGTCGCTTAAATATCCCTGACCAATTTTTTCATCAATATCGTCTATTTTAGATAAGTTTATTTTATAGCTTTTTAATTCAGTACCTTTTAGTTCAGTACCTTTAAGCTTTTCTAATTTTTGTAGGTATTCTTTATACATAATATAGTTTTTGTGTTATATAATAGAAATAATTATTGTTTGTTTTATATTGTAGCCCTTCTTCTAATGTTGGCTAATTTGTTTTGACTGTCTGTAATGTCGTCAGATACTACATAAGCCCTTGCAGGTTCAGGTTCTACACCACCTTCTAAAGTAAAAGCACCACTTGCTACTGTTGTTCTTGGTGTTGTGGGTGCTGCAGAAACAGAACCACCACCACCACTACCAACATCTTGTTCCATTATCTTTTTAACATTCGCAAGACCTGCTACCAAAATTGCAGCCCCTGATATAAAACCTAAAGTTCCTTCTTGTGCAAACGCTTTTGTTGCACCTACATAAGTGTCTATGATAGCTTGTGCTATTGCTAACTCCTTGCTTTCACCTGCTAAATCACCTAAAGCACCTGCTAAACCTGAAAACGCTTCTAATTGACTATTTACACCTTCTCTTACTATGTCTTTCTTTTGTTTTGCAAATTGTTTTTCAATAGCGACTGTATCTTCACCTGCTTTTCGTGCCATATCAAGTTTTAACTTATAAGCGTTTTCTAATTCTGCTAATTCTAATTCTATACCTGAAAGACCACCTGCTAAAACTTCGTTCTTTGCTTCTAATAGTTCTTTTTCTAACGCTACTTGATTTGTAAGCTGTTCAGATTGAAAACCTGTAATTTGTGCTTCTACTGCTTTTCTTTCGTTTAATGTTTCTGTTAGGGCTATAAGATTTTCCTGACTTTTATTCTTATCATATTCTACTTGTGCTGCTGCTACTTGTATATCTACTAACTTTTGCATTTCTTCGCCTTGCTCTTTTAAGACTTCGCCTAACTTCTTGTTGGCTTCTATTCTTTCTGCAAAGGTCTTAGTTTCGTCATCTCTTACTTGACGAAGTTTCTCGGCTTGTCTGTCGTATTCTTCAATTATTCCTTGTACTTGTACTGCTGCTAATTCTGACGCTTTGTTTAATTCAATTACTGATTTTGCAGTTTTTAAAGTTTTTTTACCATAATCTACAATAGCCGCACCTGCTGTTTTTACTGCTTCACCTATTTTTTCATAAGCACCATCCACACCTGTTGCGACATCTACCATTTCTTTACCTGCTTCTTTTACACTATCAACCGCTTTTGCAAATTCACCTTTGAATAAGTGTCCTAACGCCTTGCCCAAATGACCAAACACTTCTAACAAACTATTAAACCTTTCTATAAGGTTTTCCTTAATAGCTGTACCAAAATCTTTAAGTTTTTCTTGTGGGTTTTCAAATATATCTTTGAACCAACCTGTAATGTTTCCTATATTATCACTTATAAAACTAAACAAGTCATTAAAAGCAATAGATAAAACTTCCATAGCAGTATTAAAAGTATCTAATACCTTTTGGTTTTTACTAAAGACATCCATAAGTTTAGCCATTAAAGCAACTACTATTCCTATACCTGCTGCTTTTAAAGCCATACCTACGCCTTTTACTGCTGTTCCTAAACCTTTAAACCCTTTTGCACCTTTTTTGGTAGCACCTTCAAGTTTTGCAGTTTCGTCTTTTGCTTTTTCTATATTGTCGCCTAACTTTTCTGCGTCTTTTGCAGCGTCATCTATGTTAGTCTTTACATTAAATTTTAATTCTTCAGCCATAATTTAAAATGTTTCGCTTGTTAATTTCTTTTCTGTTAATTTTACTGACGCAAACCATTCTATGTCTATGCCATCAGTTCCTGTTGCTTCTACTGTTATATAAGGGTCGCTAACGGCAGCCATTACTGCTGTTCCTGTCGTACCTGAACTTGCTATTGTAGTAGAGCTTTGCGACCAAGTTAAATTGTAGCCGTCATCTACTTGTACTGCACCTTTTATTTCTATATATTTATAGTCACCTGCCGTTCCTAAACCACCACCTTTACAAAGTCCTATTACTTTTACTTCAAATCCTAATATAGAATTGTTTTGTACTGTTATATAATTCGTTCCATCACCTTGTGTAGTTAATTTTGCAATATTAGTATCTGCTACACTTGTTTTTACATCTAATACAATATCACCAACAAGCATATTAGTCATTGTACCATCATTACTATTTGAACTATCGTCATCTATTGTTGGATATGTTGAACCTTCGCCCATTCTCCAATATCCAATTAAGTTACTTATATTTCTTGGTTCGTTAGGCGTTCCACTATTATACAATGTACTGATATTAGCAACTGATGTAAATAATGAAACTTCATCTATATTACCCAACCAATAACCAACAGAACTCGTTGTAGTTCTACCTATATAAACTGTATCTATTGTTCCTGCCCAAGTACCACTAATAGTTCCTGATGCCACTTCAGCACCATCTAAATATCCTTTTATTTCGTTAGCACTAACACTCCAAGTCATAGATAAATGATGCCAATTTCCGTCATTCTCAATAGAAGTAACTGCTGAATAACTTAAATTTGTACCACCTCTTTTCATTTGAAATCTTAACGTAGTATCACTATTCTTATACCATAATCTAATAAAATTATTAGCATCTATTGAAGCCATAAAGACAGTAACACTAACACCAACTGTATCTAATTTTACCCAAGCTGAAACACTACCAATATCTTCGTCAATAGTTGTATCTACACCACTTACATCTACATAGTCATTCGTGCCGTCAAAATCTAAAGACATTGTATTATACCAACCTGATGTTTCTCCTGCAAGTTGTACTATTGATGTTTGATTAAGACCTAACGCTTCGCCACCACCAATTACTACTTCACCTTGATTTTTTACT